AATCGTTTTCCCAGGTGATACTTTGAAAGTAGGCGACGAAGTTAAAGTTGTAACCGCCGAAGGCCAAGAAAGCCTTGCTCCCGATGGATACCACAAATTAGAAGATGGTACAATGATTAAAACTGAAGGTTCATCTGTAGTAGAAATCACAACCGCTTCTGGTGAAAAAGAAGAGGAAATGTCTATGGAAGATGGTTTAGGTGCTATTGAAGACGAAGAAATTGCTGCTGTTAAAGAAGGCTTTGCTGGACCTAAAGAATCAATTTCAAACGTTGAAGGTACTACTCCTCAAAACGCTGTAACTGACGTTAACGGTGCTTTGAAACCTATGGGTAAAACAGAAGCCGAAGTTGAAGCCGAAAATATGGCTAAAATTAAGATGGCTATCGACGAAACCATTGCTTCAGAAATCGCTGGTATTAAAGAAGAAATGAAAGCAATGAAGACTAAAATGGAAGAATTCATGAAGTCACCTGCTAAAGACAAAACTATGATGTCTTCTGTAGCTAAAGAAAATTTTGCTTCTGAAAACCTACAAGCCAAACAAATGAAAGTTATGGCTGAATTACTTAAAAATAAAAAATAACCCCAAAAACAACTAAAACAATACAATTATGTCATTAAACGTATCCGCCCTATCCGATTTTAACAACCAGATTGCTGGTGAGTTAATCATCAAGATGGTTTATGCTGGTTCAACAATGGAATATATCACCATCCAAGAGGGTGTTAAATACCAAGAGCCTATTAACCTATTTGAAGTAAGCTTGTATATGCAGAACGGTACTTGCGTAAGCACTGCCTCTGGATCAGCTACCTTCACTCAACGTACTATCGAAGTATGTCCTCGTACATCTTTCGATGCTTTATGTTTGAAAGACCTTGACAAGAAATACTTAGGTATCTCTGCTTTGGCTCCAGGTTCTTACAACGAAACTTTCGCTTTGGCTACTCAGTACAGCGAATTGTTTCGATGCTTTATGTTTGAAAGACCTTGACAAGAAATACTTAGGTATCTCTGCTTTGGCTCCAGGTTCTTACAACGAAACTTTCGCTTTGGCTACTCAGTACAGCGAATTGTTGGTAAACCAATTCCAAAAAGCTAACGACCAATTCCTTTGGTTACAAGTTTCAGGTTCAGCTTCTACTTATGGTGGAACTTGTGCTGTAAACGGTTTGAAAGTAATCATCTCTGGTTCAACTTCAGGTGTTGTAGTTCCTACTTACACTTCTAGCTCTGCTGGTTCAATTGTTAACACTTCAAACATTTTGTCTACTATGGATCAAACTATTGCTGCTTCAAGTTCTGATGTTGCTGACCGTGAAGATTTGACTTTCTTCATGAGTGTTACTTTGTTCCGTAACTATTTGACTGCTCTTCGTTTAGCTAACAACTTCTACTTCGATCCTAATTCAGTTACTAACCGTGGTGGTTTGTATGAAATGGCTTACCCATTCCAACCAAACATTAAAGTTGTTGGTACTGTAGGTTTGCAAGGTTCAAACCGTATCGTTTTAGGCCCTGCTAAGCAAATCGTTGCTGGTACAGATTTATTGAGTGACTTCACTGAATTCCAGTTGTGGTACGATATCAATACTGATACTTTGCGTCACCGTATTGCTACTAAGTTGGGTGTTAACATCGCATATCCTGAATTCTGGGTATCTAACGATTTAGCTTAATCATTTGTTCAACAATTTAAAACCAGAAAAATAAAATTATGCCTTGCGATATTACATCAGGTTTCCAGTTAGGATGCCGCGACAATACAGGTGGTTTAAAATCACTTTACATTTTATCTGGTTCCATTACTAGTCTTACAACTGTTGCTGACGGTACTATTACCGGTATTACAGGATCAGGAATATTCTATCAATTCCAACTATTTAGACAAACGTCTAACTACGGTGAAGAATTAGTAGCTACTCCTGAAAACGGAACTATCGTTTATAACCAAAGCATCAACGCTGTATTCTTTAAGATACAGCAGGCTACAAGGAACCAAGTTAAAGTATTAGCTCAAAATCCGAACTTAAAAATCATTGTTGAAACTCAAAACGGTTCAACTGATGGTGAAGCTCGTTGGTTCTTGATGGGCCAAGTTAATGGCGCTCAGTTATTGAGTGGTACTGCTAATACAGGTACTGCATTCAGTGATTTGAACGGTTACAACTTGGTATTCTCAGGAAACGAACCAAATCCAGCAAGTGAAGTTAGTGGTTCAGCTACTACATTCTCTAGCTCTTTGAGTGGTATTACCATTACTACTTACGCTTAATCTTTTTAAATAAACCAAACGGGGGTTGTGCTTATTGCGTAACCCCCTACTTGGTTGAATATAGCCTATGCTACAGTTAAATCATTCTCAGGCAACTAATACTAACGCTGTTTATCCTGACGTTTTAGCGCCTATAGGAACAACACAAGTATTGTTAGATTTTACTCAATCTATCAACAAGAATATAACATCAAATATAATTGCTACTTTAGCTAATACAGTTAGTGCAGCAAATCCTTGGTTAGTAATTCAATTAACAGGTAGTTCTGTTCCAACAGCTTCAGGACAGTATAATGTAAACATTTATACATTTACTCAAGCAGGTAATTTAGGTACTTGGGGAACTCAAGCAACTTTATGGGTTGCTACTAATAATACTTGGGGTGGAGGTGGAGCTTTTGTTAAAGGACAACTGTTGTCAACTGAAAGAGCATATGTATCGGGGAGTAATGAGTATAGTATTGTACAATATCAATTACCCACTAACGGAGGTTATTATTACACTTACAATTATCCATAATGAGTAACAAATATACATTTAAAACAATTCCTAGAGTACAGGATACAAATGCTCGCATTAGTTTAATTGAGCGCAAGGATCAGTTTTTTATCAGTTTTGGAGCTGATAATAATTTTCCTGGTAAACTAATTGATTTAGTAAACTATAGTTCAATTCACGGCACTTGCGTAAATGCAACCGTTGAAGCAATTGTAGGCAATGGATTAACTTCCAACATGCCTGAAACATTAGATTTCGCAAACTACGATAACGAATCGTGGAATGACATTTATAAAAAAATAGCTAAAGACTTAAAATTATTTGGTGGTTTTGCTTTCGAAGTAATTTGGAGTAAAGACAGAAGTAAAATAGCAGAAACATATCATATTGATTTTAGTTATGTTAGAGCTAAAGAAAAGAATTTAAGAGGTAAGGTTCCTGGTTATTATATTTGGGATGGTTGGAATGAAACAAATAGTTGGATTAATCAGTCTTTAGAAGACATTCCATACTTACCAGTATATAATCCTAATACTAAATACGACGAACCTAGTCAAATTTATGTTTTTTATAGTTACAGACCAGGTATGAAATATTATCCTCTACCTGATTATGTTGGAGCTCTCAAAATCATAGAATTAGATGCTCAAGTTGATAATTTTCACCTTAACAACATTACTAACGGTGTTGTTCCCTCTGTGGCTATTACTACATTTACTAATGCCAACGAAGAAGAAAGAGAAGCAATTGAAATAATGCTTCGTCAACAATATGGCGGAACTCAAAATGCTGGTAGTTTAATTTATATGGACGTTGATAGTCCAGAAAATGCTCCAGTTATTACACCTATTCAATCAAATGGAACTGATGAGTATTATACAACTATAAACGATTTAGTTACACAAAAGATATTAACTGCTCACCGTATTACTTCACCTATGATGTTAGGAATTAAAACTGAAGGTCAATTAGGTGGTAGAGCAGAAACAACGGATGCTTATTTATTGTTTACAAATACAGTAGTTAAACCATTTCAGCAAGCAATATTAGATTGTTTAGACGAAATATTTAAAATTAATTATGGTAATGATTACATTTTAGGTGTTGAACAATTGAAATTATACAGCGATGGTAAAGAAGAAGTAGATGTTGTTACAGGACAAGAAAGTGAAGTAGGAGAAGACAACATATTAGAAGCACAAATTGAACGTGCTGACATATTAAACACACCTTACACAAATGAGGTAGTAAATCCAGAACCAATTAACACAAACTTACTATAAAATGACAGACGTATTTATTATATCAGAAGCTAATTTAAGACAATTTACTGACATTAATAACAATGTTGACAGTAAGTTATTGTCTAGTGCTATTAGAGAAAGTCAAGACATTGAAATTCAAAGAATATTAGGTACTAAATTGTACAATAAAATTCTAGCTGATATTAAAGCAGGAACTTTATCAGGTAATTATGAAGTATTAGTAGTAGATTGGGTACAAAATGCTGCTATCTATTTTGCTTACTACTATAGTTTAGAAGACATTTACCTACGACCTCGTAATAATGGTCTACTAATTCCTACGGGAGGTGAAAATAGTGATTCAGCTGATGGAACTTGGTATAATCGTAAAAGAGAATCAGTAAAAAATAAAGCTCAATTTTATGCTGAACGTTTAACTAACTATTTGATTCAAAAACAAGGTGATTTTCCTGAATTGAATGGCAACGTTGAGTTACAACAGATGTATCCTGATTTCGGTTCACAATACCGTAATCCTATAGTTATGAGACGTAATGGCAGAGGAGCTCATTACAATCAAGCTCGTGAATGTGGTTTACCAGTTTACGATAGTCGTTATCCACAATTTCCGCAGTATCCTTATGCTGCTTACAAAAGTAATGTATCTAATTTTTAATATATAATGAGTAGAAATTTAACCAACCTTTACGTCAGTGAATCGTTTCAATACTTAGTTCAAATAAGTGGAAGTGGATTTGAAACTGGTTTAGGTTCATCAATTCCATCTATTAACATTACTGCTTCTCATGCTGTAAGTGCAAGTTTTGCGGTAAGTTCGTCAAATAGTGCGACAAGTATATCGTCATCATATAGCTCTGTTGCTTTAAGTAGTTCATTCGCGACTTCAGCACAAACAGCAACAACAGCTAATTCAGCTACTAATGCTACTTCAGCATCTTTCGCTATAACAGCATCATATGCCTTAAATGCTGGTGTTACTGTAAATACTGCTTCATTGTTGACTACAGCAAGTGCTGTTAACAACGTAATTACTTTTACAAAAGGAGACAGTTCACAATTTACAGTTACAGTTGCTACAGGTTCAGCAGTTACTGTTAATACAGGTTCATTGTTAGTTACAGCGTCTATATCAAACGCAACTACAACATTCACTAAAGGTGATGGCTCACAATTTAGTATTACAGCTAATAACGTAGTAAACGCTACATCAGCGTCATTTGCTACTTCAGCTGTTACCGCAACTTCATCTTCATTTGCTACTAATGCTAATACAGCTATAAGTGCAAGTTTTGCTACTACTGCTGCTACAGCAACAAGTAGTTCTTTTGCCACTAATGCTAATACAGCAACGTCTGCATCATTTTCAACATTCGCTGCTACTGCTACTTCTGCAAGTTTTGCTACATCAGCTGCTTCTGCTACGTCAGCATCTTTTGCTACTACTGCTGCTACTGCTTCTTACTACAACGAAGCAGATACATTGCAAACAGTAACTACAAGAGGAAATTCAACATCAACTAATATTAGTGCTTCAGGATTCTATACAACTGGAACTATTACTACACAAAATGCTGTAGTATTAGGAACTGCAAGTATTGCTTTCTTAGATGTAACATATCAATCATCTTCTGTAATTTACAGTTCAGGTTCAAACCAATTTGGTGATGCTTCAAATGATGTTCAAACATTGTTTGGAAC